CGCGCTTGTCCTGTGTGATCGGCCGCAGCACCTCGCCAAGGCGCTCGTCGTACTCGGCGTCCGCCCAGGTGATGCCGCCCGCGTACAGGGCGATGTCGCTGCGAATTGCCTCGCGCGTCGCGATCATCGGCGGGCGCACCGCGGTCTCACCGGCTTCGAGCAGCGTGAGCGTCATCGCCTGGATCAGGCGCGCGTCCGCGAGCCCCGCGACCGCCGCCGGCGAGTACGCGTACTGCGAACCGCTCACCGTCTGCCAGCGCGGGATGGTGTACACCGGGGTGTACTGGCCGCTCACCTCGAGAATGTGCTGATTCTCGACATCGAAGTACACCGACACCCAAGGGGTGCGGAACTTCTTCTCGCTCCAGCGATCGGCTGGCATCACGACATGCCGACAGTCGACCTTGCAGAAAGGCTCTTTTTCCAAGCGCTCCTGCATCTGCGGGTGCAACTTGCCCGGGAAGTACTCCTGCAGTTGCAGGATTTCCGGGTTCCACTTGCGGTGGATTTCGACAATCTTGCCAGAGTAGTCCTCGGTCCATGCGCAATCGCGCAAGTGCCAGCACCGGTACAGCAGCACGTTGCGCCGCCAGTCGATCTCGGTGGACAGCACCGTCTGGCCGAAAGTAGCAAAGTCGTTGTCGCCTTCCTTGGTCGCGCGCACGAACTGCGTGTGGCGGTCGTACATCGCGCGCCGCTGCACCTTGGTCTTGTGCTCGAGCCAGTCGCGGCCGGCGCGATCGAGACGCTCCTCGCGATCGATCGTGATCGTGAACCAGGCCCGATCGCGCGGACGCAGCATTGCCGCGAACGCGTTGCCGAGCTCGCGCCGCACGATCACCGGGTAGCTCGACATCAGGTTCGACGCGAACTCCGTGCCCGTGGTGCGCGAGACCGTAAAGTCCGCGCGCTCGGGGTAGAAGTTGTCCGCGGTGTCCTGCCAAAGCTGCAGCAGACGACCGCGCTTGTTGAACAGGTCGTCGCCTTTCTTGATCAGGTCCGCAACAGTGGACACGGTTTAGTTCCCGAGTTTTTCCGCAACCGAGCTCAACATAGTCGACAGCCGCCCGCTGCGCGCGATCTGCTTCGCCACAGACTTCTTCTTGGCCTTGCGAATGTCGTCCTCGTTCGGGACTTTCGGCGGCGGCGGCGGCTTGGGCGGGGATTTGAACAGGCTGGACATCTCAACCTCCTAACTTGTCGCCGCTGTCAAGCATCGTGCCGCTCGCGGCCTTTTGCTGTTGAATCAACTGGTTTGCAGCACGGCGATTCGCGGTTTTACGCTTGTCTTTTTCCAGAATGTTCAGCCCGGCCAATTCACCCATTGGTGAATCGGGGTCTGTGAACTTGCGATGAATCGCACTGTGCAACCGAAAGCCCGGGTCAACTTTCATGAATCGCGTAAGCGTGTTCTTCAACCCACTCATCAACGTCTCCTCGGCCCCTTGTCGACGACCGGCGCGCGCCGGCCAAGTTGGAACCTCTGATCGGCGCGCCACTGCTCGCCGTGCGTGACACCCTTCGGTCCCGCGGCCCACGCGATCACCACTGCGTCGCCGCGGTCGGGCGAGCGGCCGAGGGCCTTGATCAACTTGTCCTTCGGCGTGATCGCGAGCCCGCGCGGGCCGACCTCGAACTTCGGTGCCGCCAGGTCGGCGATCAGCGCCGGATCGGGTGGCAACATGATCGGCGAGCCGCCCGGCTGGCTCGGATCGAGCGCCTCGCGAAATCGCCAGTACGCTTCAGTGCGCTTGTTGACGAACGCGAGTTGCTTGTCGACCGTGCGACGAACCGAGCCCTCGCTGCCCTTGTAGGCCACGCACTCGACAAAGTTGCTCTTCAGGTGCTCGTAGGCCGCACCACCGTACCCGCCGCCCATGTCGATACTGACGGTCGAACCGTCACGGCGATGCTTGACGACGAGACCCGCCACGCTCGCGCCGCTCGGCGTCTCGGCCCCCGGCACCGAGATCAGTGGCGCGAACCACCCATCGTGGCGGATGGCGAGGACCGTTTCGTCGTCCCCGCCCTGTGCGACGTCGACACCGATCGCGCACTGCGGAATGCCCGAGGGTGGTTTCTCGGACCAACGCTTCTGCGCCTCGCGGATCCACGCGGTCGGGATCACCTGATAGGCGTCATCCCGCAGGACCGTGTCGAAGCGCCCCTCGCGGTACGCTGCGCGGAGTTCATCCGGCAAGCTCGCGAGCACTGTGTCATAGCCCGACCCCAACAGGTCGGGGTTGTCCTCGAGCGCGGCCGGAATGAACGTGCGACTACGCGCACGTACCAGCTTGCCCTCAAACAGATGCGGCCCCGGGCCGATCACTTCCTCGTCGCCGAGGAACCAGCGCAATTCACCGGAGCGCGCCGGATTCGGGTGCGTCGGGTCCAGCCAGGGGGCCCAGTACTGGATCACCCACAGCCCCTCGGGCGTGGTGGGCGGATTGCCGCACGCGATCACCCGGCAGCGCTGCTCCGGGTCCGCCGAGCGGTTCCAGATCGAAATGAACCGATACTGCGACTCGGTGAAGTCGCTGATTTCATCAAACGCCTTCAGGTCGTGCGGCGTGCCCTTGTACTTCTGCTTGTCCTCTTCGTGCTCGCAGCCGCCGATGTCGATGACGCGCCCGTCTTCAAAGCGCCAGATCGACTGCTGCCCGTTCCAGCCATCGCGGTGCCCGAGCACCTCGAAGAACCGGTCGAACAGTTTCGACGCTTCCTTGTTGGTGCGCCGCAGAATCAGCGAACGCTTGTGGCGCGTGAGCGCCAGGCCAACGATCAGGTCGGTCTTGCCGCCGCCGGCCGAGCCGCCGTAGAACAGTTCGTCTGCCTCGCACTCGTACGCGTTGAGTTGCGGGCCGGGATTAGGAACCCAGACGAGGGCCTGCGTCCCGGCCTGCGCCTCGCGGACGAGCGCCTCCCGCTGGTCGGGCGGTAAGCCCTGAACCAGCGAGAGGATCTCGGTCAGTTGCATCAGGCCACGTAGCCCCAGAGTTCCAGCAGGAACTGGCCGGCACCGTAGGTGCCGACCGTGCCCGCCTCACCGTTGGTGAGGTACAGGTACTGGTCCGCGGCCGGGAGCAGCGTCAGGTCTTTGCTGGTGCGCGTCCACGCCCCACCGGCGGTCACCAGTGCCGTCTCTGCCAGGGCCGCGATGCCGCCGTCGAACACGCCCGTGCCTTCCGTAGCGGCGTAGAGGTCGATGTCATCCGCACCCGTGGTCGGGACCACGAGACAGCCCAGGCGGCCGGCGAAGATCGTGCCGTTCAGTGCCGCGGTCACCTGACCGATGTGTGCGACACCGGCCCCGACACCAATGATGTCGAGGTCCGTGGTCGAACTGCCCAGACCCGTGATGTCGATGTAAATCTGCGTGTAGGCGACGTTGCCCAAGCGCGTCACGGTTGACTTGTAGTCGGCCGCACCGGCGAGCGTGCCCGCCCCGGGGGTGCAGCCGGCGGCGGTGACGAAACCGCCCGGGGAAACCACTGCGCGGTTCTTCGCCAAGCCGAGTTCACGGCCGTGCAGGGAGGTCAGGATTGTGGTGGTGGGGGTCGTGTTAGCCATGTGTCTTCACTCCAAAGATTGCTGCTTGATGCGGTTGCCCGCTGCTGGTGCCTGCGTCCTGCAGACTGCTGCCGCCCTATCACCGGGACGGTCGGCTTGAGTTATTGCAAACGCTCGCCGTGCGACGGGGACTCAACCCGATTCTTCATCGCGTTGTGCAGGATGAACGCCACCCTGCGAGCGATCTCGTTCTCGGACATGTTGTTGGTCGCGACCTCGCCCGAATGCTCGACACGATCGACGAACATGCCGATGTGCTTGCCGAGCAACTCGAGCGACTTGTTCGCTGCGGTCGGCTCGAACTTCCACACCGCGGTGATCTCGCCGAAGTCGGTCTCGGTCATCACCGGCTGGCCCTTCTGGTCAAGTACCGGCTTGCCCTGCATGCAGCGCTCGACAATCTCGCGCAACTGCTGCACGACCCAGTCGCTCTTGACCGCGAGCCGCTCGGCGCGCTCGTCCTGGGCCGCCTTGACCGCCGCCTGGATCTCAGGCGTCTCCATCAAGGCGTAGCCCTGCCGAGCGCCCGAATAGCCCGCACGCACGGCCGCAGCGCCCGGGTTGCAGTCGACGAGGTACTCGGCGACGAACTTGCGCTGCAGATCCGACAGTTCCATTAGAGGCCGGGCTTCCACGCGAGCAACGAGCACGCCGTCGGGTTGGTCGCACCCTTCTGCAGAACGCGCACGGCCTTGAACTTGCCGCGGAACTGGTAGACGCGCCCGGCCACGGTCTCGATGACCGGATCGTTCGTCGTCGCGCCGAAATCCTGCAGACTCAGCGGCGCAGTCGCGTAGTTGGTGCCGTCGAGCGTCACGTAGACGTCCACCGCACCCGCAGTCGACATCAGGGTGAAACTGTCCATCCGACTGACGTCGTTGGTCTGGATCAAGACGTCGTTGTCGGCCGTTGAGGAATTGGTATAGCGAACCGCGTTGCCGAGGTCCGAAACCGTCATCGTGCCTGCTGCCATGAGTGCTCCGTTACAAACCGACCAGTGTCTTGAACGTAAATTCTGCCGGGAACAGTGCTGCGCTCGACGCCGTCAATTGCACCGTGACCGTGAAG